TTTCTTTTGAAAAAGCCTTACTTAATCTATCTTTCCAAGAAACCTTCTCTTCAGTAGGCTCGATATTCTGAGCAGGTAAAGAAGCTTCTTCAGCCTGTGCGTTTGCTAATGCAGTTTCAACTTCAACCTCCGCAGTTTCAGTTGTTTCGACAGAAGCTTCAGCGACTTGAACTTCTTCAGTCTTCTGAATACGCTTAGCTAATTCAGCTTCTAATCTTTCTTGGAAAATCTTTTCTTGCTCGTCTTTGAATGCCTTGCTCTTGTGACGATAAATCACAGTCAATTTTTCTTGATAAGAAGCGAAAGCCTCATCAGAGCTATCTAAATTGTTTAATTCTGTAGCTAACAATTTACGGTCAGCGTCATCAAAATCGTATTCAGTATCAAGAACGCTCATTCTAGAATTGAATAATTCTTGAGCGGCTTGAGAAGAAAGAATAGATTCTAACTCGTTAATTTTAGAAAGAGCACTATCTAATTTTTCGCCGTTTTCAGCTAAAGTCTTTTTCAAGTCTTCGGCTTCTGCAATAGCAGCTGCCTTAGCTTCTTCAGCGGAAACAATTTTAGATTGAATTTCTTCGCTCTTTTCCTTGATGCTTTCAGCGATTTTTGCAGAGATGCTTGCAACTGCCTCTTCGCTGAATGATTCTTTCGTCTGCTTCTCAGCAAGGACGGTCTTTAAATCTGATAATATCTGTTCTAAATCCATAATATTAGTTTTGGTTATATTTACAGGTTGTTTTTCTTTTTGTGAAAAATTTTCGCGAATTTTTAATACTTCAGGTGTATTAATATCACCGTCTTGATTATTCGCATCGTTTTTATCCATTAAGTCTTGAGTTCCATCGTCAATAATTACGCCACTTACATTTGCCGCAGGATTGGTAGTGAAACCTATACCTAACGGATAAATTCTCCCAGTTACGAGTCGATAAACAGGGGTCCCATCATCTGTGAACCCATTTCCATCGAACCCTCGTAGATATTTTTTAAATTCATTTATTTGTTCTTTTTTAGTAATGATTTCAGCTTGATTAAGCTTATCACTACCCAAAGCGATATAATAATCATTGAATCCTATCTCCCAGCTTGCGCTTATTTTTTGGTACAAGTTTGAATCAGGATCATTAGATTCTAAAAGTGCTTCAGCAAAATCTTTATCTACAGTTTTGTAAACAACAGCAGCTAAAGCAATATTAAAAGGATCTAACGACCCTTTGACATCATCATCAGTTAAAATTTTATTCTCTCCAAAAGAGGAGAAAGCCGAATTAACGATGTGACCCACAACTTTTTGCTTTTTATGCTCTATATTAGTCGGCTTATGTATAAAATAGTTTTTAAATTCAATCGCGGTATCAGTATCAATTCCATCACCATTTTTGTTAAAAGCATTAACTACAGCACCATTAAATGCTGCTCCAATCAAATCTACATTCTTCTCTAAGTTAACTGACTTAGGTATTAAACCCTTAATAGGCTCCAACGATGCCTGAGACAACAGCAAATTATTATCGAAATTTACTGAAGCAGTGACAACATTACTGAACCGCGTTGTGTACTTATACATAATATTTATTACACTTATTTATTATTACTGTGATATAATAAAGCTGCAGCGTAAGTATTCAAATCGTGTTCTGCCGCAAGCTCTTGCACAGCTTTCATAATACCTAAACTATCAAGAGTAGAAGGATCACTTAAAACCTTCTCAGCAGTAGCACTCCAATCAGAACTATTTGATCCAATTATAATTGCTTCACTAATGCTTTCAGCCAACTTCTTCTGATCTGTGCTCAAACGTTTTTTATTATATTTTTTCTTTAATAAAGATTGCACATCGCTGTATAAATTCTTAGTTAAATCAAAAACTTCTGAAATAGCTTCTCTTGAATAAACATTTGCTTTGGTTGTTCCAATTGGGCGACCAACTTCATTAGGAACATTATTCTTAATAGGTTGAGGAGCTACATCAGCTTGTTCTTCTTCATCATCACCCGGCATAGGAGGAGTAATGCTTGGCACACCACCCACAATAGGATTATAAAACCCCTTCTTTCTTTGCTCGACAAATTTTTCTTGAGCAGCAGCAAGCTCTTCTCCAGAAGGATAAATACCAGTTTCAATAACCTTGATTCCTTCTTCAGGAGGCAAGATTCCAAGTTCCATCATTCTGGTAACAACTCTATTAAATTGAGTTTCGTCTTTAATGGATACTTCTTCAAACTTAGCGACAGGACATTTTCCTTTAAACCCTAAATTCTTAAATATTAATTCCATTTCTGGCTGCAAGAAATCATTCAAGAAAGCATTTCTAGCTTCTCTTAATCTTTCGAAAAATACTTGTGCTTTAACTGTAGTATTTGCAAACTTTTCAGAACCAATTAAAATATTTTGTAAACCTTCTTTAATATCTTCATTAACAACTTTATATTTTTCATATCCCAAAACTTTATTCATATCAGGGATAATAAATTCAGCTTTAGTCGTATAATCTGCAACTAACACGCGCCCAACAGATTGATTACTTAATAAAGACTGCATCGCAGAAATATTTTTATGATTGATGCCGCCCTTAGAAGGTTCAGTTCCTAAAGTGATTAAAAGAATAACATTTTCAATTGTACGACAGATCGCTTGATCTATCTTCTTCATTTCTAACTTGAAATTTATATCGTCTAATACCGCAAAGCCAAATGGAACAGCAAATGGCTCGTAATCTTGTTTCTTATAAAAAGAATAAATAATATCAGTAGGATTCAATTGAATTTTTAATCCATCTTGAGCCCACTGACCATTTTTAATTTTATCTTTTGTTGTCGGATCTAGACTCTCGAAGATAAGTTTATCTTGTTCGTTCTTAGGGTTTTGTAATCTTTCCAATTCATATTCAGAGAGCATCTTCTCATAAATAACTTGCCTCCAAGAAGAAGTTCTATTCGCAACAACATAAAAAGGATTTAATAATGTGTATTGAATAGGAATAGAATTTTTAACATCAAAAGGGGTAGGATAATTATAAATCTTTTCTATACTATCATACGATAAACCATCAGCATTAGCATACGATTTAATAATAGACTGGAAATCATCTAAAGTGAATTTAGCATTCAGTTTATAAAAAAAGATATTTCCGCTTCGATAGTATTCTCTAAAATATTGATCTTTTACTTTCCAGATTTTTACATACTTCATCCATTTATAGAAGAAGTCTTTAGCTTTTGCACTGCCACCCTCTAAATTAATTTCTGCATTAGAGAACTCTGACATGATGTCAACAGCATTTCTAAATATGGCAACATTCGCATAAGCTTTTTGGCACAACTCAATCGCATCTCTAACGTTATAGCCATTGATAGACATTTCAAATGGCAATAATCCTTCTCTAATATTTGCGTATTTATTAATTTTTGGCCCCGTTGCTACTCTATTTCTTCTGAGATTAGTTGATGAGTCGCCACCAGTTCTGCTGTAAGCAGCATTACTGTTAAAAGTGTAAAAAGGATCTCCAACTAATTGAGGCTCTGAAGCGTTTTTCTGAACTAAGTTCTCCAAAGATTCTGAACTATTTTCATTGCCAGAAGAAAACTGATTCCAATAATCTGATTTTTTTGTATATTTACGAGGCATATCTATATTATACTTACACAAAGTTACTTTCAAAGTGACTTTTTAACTTTTATTTTTATGCGATGAACATCGGAGTAAATGTGGCGGCGACCTCTTCTATCTCAGTATTATTCATGTCGTGATAGATTTTTGCCAACCAATTACCTAAAACCAATGCTGAATAACTATCTTTTCTAGGTTTATCAGGACCAGTCTTTCTTTTTAAATTTGGAGGCAAATCGAAACTTTGTGTGCCTTGGGCTGTTGTAGTTATTTGAATAAGTGCGCATTCAGTTTTTGTTAAAAGTATCATATCTGTGAGATGCTCAACAAAATCAATCATTTTAGCTTCTTCATTTTGTTTGTCCGAATCAGCCATATTAGAAAACTTCATATCTAATATTCCTATTTTCTTTCTTGTCTGAGCTCTGAAATTATCATCTATAGCTCTGCTACCAAAAAATATTCTTCTATGATCAAAGTTTGCCTGAAGTAATTCATTAGCAGTTCTAATCCAACTAGAAGTAGGCTTTCTTAAAAATACATATTTATAATCTGATTTGTTGTATTCATTTTTAGCTGTTATCAGATTCTGAGGGTAATCTTCAGGCTTTTCAAATTCTGTAACTATTTGTTTTAAATTTATCCCTTCAGTTTTAAACAATTCACTTTCATTACAAGAATTCATGAATTGAACACCTCCGTTATAATCCATACACACTGCAACAACATTAAAATTCTTCAACACATATAAAAAGTATTTAATATGATCTTTTAAAGAACTTCCTGATAAAGCATATGAATGAACTAATGTTGAAATCTGCTTCTCACTGTTTAACTTTAAAACTTGAATAGCAAAATCATCTGAAGATTCTGTTTCAGACCACGAAGGGTCAACAGCAACTATATATTGATCTTCAGCTTTACCGACCACTTCCACAGATGGCATCTCTCCATCAGGAACAGTACATAAAGCCATTTTAGATATCTTAAAGTATCCAGAACTATCATCCGTAAATTGAGCTCCAAATTCCCGCATAAACTGAGATTCACTCATCGTAGCTTTTGCTTGATTAATTAAGTTCTGATCATATAACTGTAAAGGAGCGCAATCATAACTAAACTGCATCACACAACGACGAGTTCTTTCTTTATTCTTCGGATTAAATATTAAGTTCTCATATTGTTCATACAATTTATATAAGTATTCAAATTTAAAAGATGCAGACGAAAGAGCTATTAATTTATTATTGGGCCATTGATATCTATCCTCTTCATTCATTTTCCCTTGCTCAATTAATTTACTTTCAACTTTATAAAGATCTTCTCTTTGGGTAGGATTTTGAACTACAGATAAGAACGGTACTATAACTTCATTATAAATACGTTCTGGCATCAATAAGAACTCGTCAATAATAATTCTATGAAAACGAAATCCACGAAGCTTCTCACCATCACCTAAAGGAAGGGCGCGAATCCTGCTTTTACCTATTTCCATTACCCACTCATCATTACTTTTTGATACATGAGTAATACATTGCTTTAATAAATAAGCTTCAGGCTTTGCAGCGATATCTTCGATCTTTTTAAATATCATTTTAGACTGACGAAAAGATCTAGAAAGAATACCCGTCTCAACCCCTTGATTTAAAATAGCATCTAACACAGCATAAATACCTGTAGTATAACTTTTACTCATTCCACGGGACCAGACACCTAAAAAATAATCTGTTTCCAACATGCTTTTGATAGCCATGTGTTGAAATGGAAATAATTGAACCCCCGTAATTAAATCTGTAGCGAACGTCACATTGTTTCGTAGAAATTCATAAAATAAAAGTTTAGCTTCTTTTTCTTCTAAGAAACCTTTTTTTTGAAGTAATTCCTCATTGCTGATGAATTCTTTTTTTCTCTGCGCTTGATTACCTGTCTCCCAGCTCATGATCTAAATAATATTGTATATCGACATTCCACAAACGATCCCCCAAATGAAGAAGCCTTGGAATTAAATCTAGTGACCTTTCTCTATCACCAGTAAAAATAAATTGAACGCCGCGTGGATATTTATGAGTTAAATATCTCATATTGTGAAATACATATTCCAAACTAGTTTTGCGGCGAAACTTTTTATGATTATATTTAATCTTATTAATTGTTGTTTCTATAACTACGAAAAGATATCCTTCTAGAGCTATAGCCTTTTCTATTTCTCTCTCAAACCTTTCAACACCAGAAGCTAGCGTCCCTAAAAAATCAGTTTCACTTTTTCTATCTACATAAGTATAAGTATATTGACCTTGACTATTTAAATAATCTCCAATATATAATTTTTCTTTTTTTGTCTTTTTAAATGGAAGAGGATCTTGTTCTCTTGTATCAACTAGAATTTCAATTTCTGGAACTTCTTTTTCATAAAATTCAAAAGGCATCGGCTTATTAAAAATAGGCTCTTTATCTATAGCTCGACAAGCCTTACTATAAGATTTAAAATGTTTTTTAAATACATCTATAGGAGGCAGATCTAAAGTTTTTAATTCATTATGGAATGGAGCGTAATCGTAACCCTTCTCTTCTATACGCTTTGCTAAAAGCTCCAAACATTTAGCTTTAACTAATTGACTGTCAGCATTTTTCTCCCACAGTAATAACTCATTCAAGTCAATAAATTCTTTTTCAAAATAATCCTTCTTAGTTATAAAAGGAATTTGCTTTTTATAATAAAGAGAATATCGAGGATGATATTTGCAATAATATTCAGCTTGATACATTCCATGTTTTTTTAAATGAGCATGAAATGATTTATCTGTTTTGAACTTCTGTTCACATATCTCACATTTATTCATATTGCATCTTCCTTGGATACGCCTAAAATTCTAGCTTTCCAAGAAGACATATTTTCAAATTTTTCGGCTTCATCCTGAACAGCTTGCTTCTGCATTTCAGCTATCTGAATCATCATGCTTCGCTCTTTTTCATCTTGAAAAAGTTCCACAAGATTTAAAATGGAAGCATTTTTTTGATGATGCTTATCTATACGCTTAGCCCTCTCACCATTAAGCTTTTGAATGCTCTGATCAATTCTTTTGGCGCATTGGTTATACTCTTCACTTATTGTTTTTAAAATCTCTGTCAAACGAATAGTTAAATCATTTTGTTCTTGAGTTTCATTAAACATATCATTAACTTTATTCTTTTTAATATCAATCTGCCTAAGATTAATATAATCCATGCAAACATTTATATACAAATTAATTTCATCTATGGTTAGGTCAGGCTTATCCCAAACAGAACGAACAAATTCTGCTTCAAATAAATCCTTATCTTGAGAACTCATGTAAGAATCATAGTTTCCAACAAATCTGGGACTAGCTAAATAAACCAACAATCTCTCTAAAAATTTTCTATGCTGCAAAGATAATTTATCCTCATTTAAATTTTGGCCGCACCATTTGTTAACTTTATTTAAAACTGTTTTTAAAGATCTTGGAACTGCATATTTTTGATTAACCCCTGATTCAGAATCTACTAAAAATTGAGGATACTTTTCCTTTATGTATTTATGAACAGCCCTATATTCAGCTGTGACATGAATATTTAAATTTTCTACACCTTGAAACTTCTGATTAAAAACAAGCTCCGTAATTTGCTTTGGCCCCATCCCTGATTCAATATTTTGATCTATGAAATTTTGTTGAGACTCTGTTAAAATTTCTTTTGCTCTAGCAAATCTTTCTTTCTTCTTTTTCTTTATAAATCCAGTTTCGATCAAATAATCTCTAACAGCTTTAGCTTCTTTTGATCTACCCGTTAAATTCTCCTTCTTATGAAGTAGATTCGCCATAACGACATAATCGTCCAAACCTTCTTCAATTTTTTTATTAATAAATATTTTATCTTGATCTGATAACATAATTAATCTGAAAATAAATCATTATCCTTTAATATTTTTTGCGCTTTTAAATACAGCATCTTCTTTAAATTTTTTATTTGTTTGTATCCAGCTTTTCTACCTGTCTCATTCGTCTTAAACCTTAAAATCTTAGCTACTTGATCATCACTCAAATTATCAATAAAAAATAATTTGTAAGCTAAAAACTGTTTATCATTTAAATGATCTTTCATTAAAAGATGCATTCTTTTTTCTGCTTCAACATAATCATAATTAGTACTAGACTCAAAAGTCATATAGTAGTTCTTATGATTCTCTAAACTAACAGTCATCTTTATATCATAGGCTGGTTTCTTTAATTTTTCCCATTTAGCATAAAGAGGACATTCATTGCACTGTACTTTGCTTGGCGTAAATCCGCATGAATCTTCATAAACAACTTCAATGCCTTTACTAGTGTTGAACGGGCATGATAAACATGGTTTCGCAATAGAAGTGTAATTATTGCGAATTATATTTCTTATTTGATTTGTAGCTATTCTATTAACCCATGGCTCTATTGGTCGAGATTGATCCCATAGATGCCATTTTTTATAGATGTGTAATTTTATTATCTGCTCAATATCTTCAAAATCAAACCAAGTAATAGCTTTA